GGTTTCACCCACTCACCATGAGTTACTTTATCTTCCCATTTTCTCCAATCGTGAAGCGAACCAATCTCTTTATAATCATCAGCGGTTAGATACTTACCATCAATTTTAAATCCACATTGGTCTTGTAATCCACCTGTAACATTTACGATGATTGGTGTTCCTGCCATAACTGATTCTGCAGTTACTAAACCAAATCCTTCATTACCAGCAATGTTGATTGTACAATCTGATAAGTTATGTAAGTAGTTTAATTGGTCTTGGTTAATTCTATCTGTTGAGAACTTAATATCGCAATCTGGTGCAATCTTTTCTGCCACTGCAACCAAATCAGTACCATTTTGGTCTCGTGGAGCCGTGTGCATTACCAAACAAACTTTATCTTTATCTTCTTCAGGCAATCCATCTACAAACATTTTGAATGCCCAAATTACATCTGAAGGTTGTTTTCTTCTGATATTACGATTCATCCAAAAAAGAACGAACTTGTAATCTTTATCACCAAGAACCTTTTGTTTAAATTCTTGTGGAACTTCAGTTGGTTTATAAGTTTCAAAGTTGATACCATGTGGTACATAAGATACTTGCCAATCTTCTAGTGGTTTGATTGTTTCCGAATCAATCTTACCAACTCGATTTACAATACCATAAGTTTGTTTTGAGATACAACCTAACCAATCACACGATTCATAGTAGTTTCTATTATAATCAGGGTCTGGTAGGTCATCCCAAATGTGGTAGAATAAGATTGGAATATTTTGTCTTAACTCCGCCTCCATTTCATACAACCATCTCCAATATCTTGGGTCTGTAAAGTGTAGGATTGCATCAGGTTGATGTCTCATAATCAACTCTCTAAGAATGTTTGAATCTCCATATCCGGTCCAAGGAATTATTTTAAGTGAAGCATCCTTTACTCCAGTAATTTTACGAACATCTTCTCCTAAATCAATTTCCTTTCCCTTCTCTGGGTGATTCACTGCCGCACCTAATTGAACCCAATCATAATGTTCAAGTGTACCAAACACTAATTCTTTTGATACAGTTGCAATACCAGATGACATTCTTAAATCATCTGATAATAAAAGAATCTTTTTCTTTTTACTTTCCGCCATTTAAATTGATTTTAAAATTGTGACCCACTCTTGTGTAGTTGGTCATAGTTATTAATTTCGTTTCTAAAAGTTTCATCTTCAATATATTTGTGTACTGAACGATTTACTAATTTTTGTAGTGTGATGTTAGAATCAAACGAAATCCTTTTAAATCTTGAGTAAAGGTCTTTTATAATCTTTACTGTTGTTAATTTAGTTTCTGGTTTTGCCATAACTCTCCTTTATTGTTTGTATATAAATATATACAAATTTAAAAAAGAGTAACTATTACCACAAAGAACAAAGTTTTCGTTGTTTGAACTCACACCAATCACATTGTTTTCCTTTTGTTGGTGGATATTCTCGTTGAATAAAATTACCACTATCATCAAAAACTTCATTAACAAAGGTTAAGAATCCATTCCATGCTTTGTTTACAGAGGGTTTACCATTAGCAGGTACGAATTTTGAAATTCTAGGAATAGGATAATCAGCACCTTCAAATATTTTTCGTTTAAGGATTTGATATTCTACTTTGATTTTATCTAAAGGTACATTATATTTTTCTGAATAAAACTTCTTGTATAATAACATTTGAGAAGTTTTAATCTTATCATTTTTTTGGTATTTAGACCAACCTTTAGTTGAGGTTTTAAGGTCAATAATAATAACCTCATCGGTTGATTTATCTTTTAAAAGAATATCAATAAAACCAATGAAGTGTACACCAGGTTTTACTTCTGCATTTAACACTTGTTCAATTGCAAGTAATTCAAATCCACTTTTAGAGTATAACTTGTCTAACTTATTTCTGAAATATTGTAGGATTAGTTTACCATCTTCAAAAAACTCACCAAGTTCTTGTTTGGTACATGGAAACATACCATCTTCCATTTTCTCATTTTCTTTGGTGAAATGTTCTACCAATTGTTTGTATAACATTTCTTCTAAATTGAGTTGAAGTGCCTGTTTCTTGGTTACATTATACATTACATCCAAAAAGTGTTGAATTGTTTCGTGCATCGCACTACCAAAAATTGTATGAATGTTGGCCGAACTCGTACCAAGTTTATCAATGTAATTTAACTTGTACTGTTCTTGGCATGTAGAATACATACCATATTGAGAATAACTTACTTTTGCCATAACTTTTATTTGTTATACAAATATACGAAAAAAGTTTGGGATTTCCAAACTTTTATACCTTTAATTTTAATTTTGTAATTTGTTTTTTATCTATACCATATTTTTCGCAGATATACTTTATGTTTTCTCTACCTTCACGAGTTGAGTATAAAATTTCAGTATATTCTTCTGCCTCTTTTTTCGAACATTGAAAATCTTGTTTGATTAAATCAATTAACCAACTTTCGTATTTATTTTCACCCTTACCTTTGGTGTATTTTAAATAATATCTACCTTTAGGAATAATTCCAATTAAGGCAAGATAAAGTTGTTTAGGTTCTAATATTTGAGTATAGGGTTGTAGTTCTGAAAGAACTTCTATCCAATCAGGATTCATTGAAAGAAAACGATGAATCATAAAATTACTCCAAGTTTTCTTATCACTTTCTTCAAGTTTATCCCAATACTTAGGGTCTTGAAATTGTGTAACCGCTTTTATGTGGTCAAATAGTGTCTTACTTGCCATTATTTTTCAATTCGTTTGGTAGTAGTTCTTCACAAATTTCACCACAATCACCACATAGATATAATTCTACTGGTATGATTGCATCATTTGGTGTACTTGTAATCATTTTTGAAATTTTTAAGAACTTTGTACCTGGTATAAATACAGTTCCACCACATTCTTGACAAGATATTTCTTTTGCCTGAGATAAATCTAATTTCGGTTTTTGTATTGGTGGATTATTATCACCACCCATTCCTACGATTTTTGCCATCTTTTATTATTTTCTTCTTCGTTTAGTTTTCCTTGTTTTTTTATAGCCTCCCATTCATCCTCTGATATTTTTCTCCCATCAATTGCTGCGGATAAACCCGCAACTTGTTTAAGTTCATGAGAATTCATTGGCCTGGTTTTTGATTTTAGATACTCAGCTTTTGTATCTAACCATTCAAATAATTCATCTTCAGATAGTTTATCAAGTACATCACTTGATGGGTCTGGTTTCGTTGGGTCGTATTTCATATCTTATAGTTTATTTGTTACAAATATACGAAAAATATTTTAATTATCCAAGTAAAATGTTTAAAACTTCTTGTACAATTTCAGTTTTATTACCATACTTACTAAAAATTTCTCTTCCATTTTTAAATGCAACTACCATTGGTATATTAGTTAAATCAGTAAGTTCTCTACTTTTAGGTGAATTATCTGGATTTATAAATATAAATGGTATTTCTCTATTTAACTCAGAAACTCGTTCAAACTCTGGTTTAAGAATATCACAATTCCCACACCAATCAGTACCAAACATTACCATTAGTTTAGGTTGTGTTCTTAATAATACATCAAGTGAATCTGTTTCTAATTTTATCATAAAATTCCTACAATCTGAATGATACAACTCATAAAAGTTATTTCTTTATCAACTACCAATGCATCTTTGTGTTGTGATTCTGAAAGAATTAGAATTATGTTTGATGTATTTCCACTACCATAATCATCTACCTTTTCGTAAAGAAAAGAATATAATTCTGTAAAATCCTGAATTCTTGCATCTGCAACTGCTTGTCTAATATTCTTCCATTTGTTTTTCTTATCATCATTTGATTTAAGAATTTCAACTACCTTAGATTTAATATCCGAATCGATTACAGAGGTTGTATCGAGTTTTAATTTACCTTTGGTAGAATTTAACTGACAAGTATTAATAATCTTTCTAATGTCAGGATATGATGAATCAATGATGGGTACAAGGTCTTTTGGCTCAAACTTTACTCCTTCTTTAGTAAGAATTTTAGAGATTTGTACCGCAACATCCTTTTTGGTTGGTGGTACAATT